AGGAAAACGAAGCTAAGAAACTTGCCAAAATGAACGCTGACGAGAAGAAAGACTATCAGCTAAAACAATTAGAGCAAGAACTAGCTAACCGTGAACAAGCGATTGCTCGTAAAGAATTGACCGCAGAAGCTAAGGCAATGCTAAGTGAACGTGGCTTACCAGTTGAATTAGTGGGCGTGATTGATTTAACGAGTGCTGAAACAGTGACTGACTCTGTTGCAAGCATTCAAAAAACGTGGGAGGATGCAGTCCAGAAAGGTGTATCCGAACGCATGAAAGGTAGCGCACCTATTAAGACTGCGCCACAACAATCAACAGGGCTCTCAAGAGCTCAATTTTTCCAAATGAGTCATACAGAAAAGGCTGCATTGAAGCAATCAAATCCTGAATTGTATAACTCGTTTTTGAATTAATTAAAAAAGGGGAATTTAAAACATGACACAAACTAAAATCGCAAACCTCGTGAATCCTGAAGTAATGGGAGACATGATTGCAGCTAAACTACCAAAGAAATTGCAAGTGATTCCATTTGCAGCTATCGACCGTACGCTTGAAGGCGTACCAGGAGACACAATCACAGTACCATCTTACACATACATCGGTGATGCCGAAGATGTAAACGAAGGTGTGGAAGCTGGTGTTGTAGTTCTTGGCACATCTACTAAAAAGGCTACAATCAAGAAGGCAATGAAAGCCGTTGAACTGACAGACGAAGCTGTCCTCTCTGGTTATGGCGATCCAGTAGGAAACGCAGAAAACCAACTCGCACTTTCTGTCGCATCTAAAATCGATAGCGATGCAATGGATGCACTTTTGAAAACAAATACTCGTAAGTATGACTCTAAAACGAAAGCAATTAGCTATGATGTAATCGTGGATGCTATTGATTTGTTTGAAGAAGAAGTCAATACCGAAAAAGTAATGTTTGTCAATCCAAAACAAGTCACAACTTTGCGTAAGGATCCAAACTTTATCTCAGCAGATAAATATCCAAACCAAGTCGTTATGACTGGTGAAATTGGTATGATTGCCAATGCACGTATCGTTGCTACTAAGAAGGTTGCTCTTGACACAACAAGCGCATTCTACACTTGCCCAATCATCAAACTTACTCATGATGACGAAACTGAAAAAGACACTGCAGCATTGACAGTCTATCTTAAACGTGATCCAAACGTCGAAGTAGACCGTAAATCATTGAAACGCTCTACTGAAATCTCAATTGACGAATTCTACACAGTGGCCGTTTCAGACGATTCTAAAGTCGTGCTTGCAGAAATCAAGAAATAAGGCCTGACCTATGAAAGTCAGAGTCAAGCAAGCGTTCAATGATTGGCAAGCGAATGTGGTTCGACAAGAGAACGAAATCTTTGAGATGACAGAAGAACGCTTTGACGAACTGTCTCACAATCTTAAAGAAGGGTTCTCGGTTGATATCGCAGATGTAGTTGAAATCATTGACGGAAAAGAAACCGAAGCACAAGGAGACGAGACGACTCCTTTAGATTAGGAGGTCTTATGGAACTTGGAAAACTTAAAATATTGACGGGCGAGAGTGACGAAGCAGTTCTCTCGTCTTTGATTTTACGGGCAGAAAATATCATTTTATCAGAAACTAATCGGGACAATCTCACGCCTGCACTTGAAAGACTTATCCCTGAACTTGTAATTGAGCTCTACAACCGCTCAGGAAGCGAGGGAGAGCAGTCAAGAAGCGAGGGCGGTATATCTGTTACCTACGGAGAAAACGGATTGTCTACGGGCATTTTACAACGTATTCGGATGCATCGTTTAGCGAGGGTGGCAGGCCATGTTTTTGAAAAAGAATAGACTGAAACCTTATAACCTCAAACGGTTCAAGAAAATCGTGACAGATGAGGGAATCGCTAAGGAAGGGTACACTGAAGCGGTCGAAGAAGTTCGGCTTGAATTATGGCCAGCGAGTAGCAAACTACAATCTGAGATTTACGGTGAACGCTTGAATGATATCCTTAATGCGAACGCGAGCAAGGATGCGAATATCAACGTCAAAGATGGCGTTTGTATCGAAAGCAAGACAGAAGTCACGCATCGGGTTATCTCAAAGAAAGTGTATAGCCAACATCAAGTATTGGAGTTAGAACGTGTCAGATTTAATCGGAGCAGATAGCTTAATTGCTAAATGCCGTAAACTGGCAAGCAAACAAGTAGGCGATGACATCGTCAGGCGTGCGGTCTTAAATGCGTGTAAAAATGTAGTTCAAGCAGAAGCTAAACTCAGAGCGCCAGCAAATGAGGGCGAGTTGAGGAATAGCATCAGAGTAAGAGCTAGGATTGAAGGTAGCCGAGTAATCGGTGAAGTTTTCACGAATTCAGATCACGGCGCTTATGTCGAACTTGGAACAGGTCCGAAAGGACTAGCAAATCATTCGGGTATATCGCCTGAAGTGAGCGTGTCTTATCGGTCAACGCCTTGGTACGTGCACGAAGACCAAATCAACGTAGGACCTTACCACTTTGCAAAAAGAGGTGAGTTCTACAAGATGTATGGTCAGCCGGCGCAACCTTACTTGTACCCTGCCTTGAAGGACAACCAGGAACGTGTATCGAGCAACATCTCTAAATACGTTAGTAGGAAGATAAAGGAACAGATATAATGATCAATATTAAACCCGTAATTTACAAAGAATTGCAGAAGGTCGCAGATAATGTGACCGATACTTATCCGGACGATTGGGAGAACTTCCCAGTCGTCATTTTTTTAGAAGAACAAAACAAACCAGGTGAATGGTATGACGAGAAAGAGCGCAAATCGAATATCCGCTACAAGGTTGATATATTCGACAAAGACAGTACAAGCGATTTAGCGGTCAAAATCGATGAAATCTTCGCATCTTTAGGATTGCGAAGAACTGACTGTCAGGACGTTCCTGACCCGTCGCATTTGCGTCATAAGTTGATGCGCTTTGAAGGAATCGTTGACCTAAATTCACAATTGGTTTATCAATACAGAATGGAGAATTAATAGATGTTAGCAAATGGAATTAAGCTCGCTTATGGAAAAGCTAAAGGAACTTATACTGACCTTGTAGGACTTAAAGAAGTGCCTGAATTCGGTATCGAACCTGAAAAGGTTGAAAACACAACCCTTGCAGATAAGGTTAAAAAATACGAATTTGGTATTGGTGATGCAGGAGAGCTTGAGTACAAGTTCGCTTATGATAACTCAAGCACAACTTCTTCTTACCGTGTTTTGCGTAAGGCAGCGGAAGATAAGGAGAAACTCTTCTTTGAACAAACTTACCCAGATAAAACTAAGGTTCAATTTGAAGGTCAAGTATCTGTTAAACTTGGCGGCGGCGGTGTGAACTCTGTTATTGAGTTTACTCTTAAAATTGCACTACAATCTGAACTTGAATTCACAGACGGAATTGGAGGTTAATAGATGACTACTCTACCATACGCAGTTTGGCAAGTCAGCGAGAATAAGGAGTTGAAGCTCCGTCTCACATCCTTGCAAGCGACGAAAGTCGAAGAAAAAATCGGAGTGAACTTGCTCAAGGTGTTCATGCCCGCTGAAGGTGAGTCTTTTGCATTACCGCCACTTAAGGTGATGTTGCTCTTGACTCACGGAGCGCTTCAGAAATATGAGCACGGCATTTCATTCGAAGATGTATCTGATCTATATGATTCTTACGTGGATAATGGCGGTGACCAGGCAGCGTTTATGGCAGATGTTGTCTTGCCGATGCTTCAAGTATCGGGTTTTATGCCACGGGAGAAAACAAACAAGAAGAAAGCTCCCAAAAAATCCAAAACCAAAATGGAAGTAGTCGACTAGAAGAGACTGCTGTCAATTCAGTAAAAGAAATGGTTGAGAGGCTATATCCGATGTTTTTAGATATCGGAGGAAAGCCTCTCGATTTTTGGGATTTAACCATATTAGAAATCAAAGACATGATCGAAAGTCACAATCGTGTCACGATTCAAAAACAAAAAGAGAAAATAGTTGAATCTTACAGACTTTCGCAGATGATAGCTAATAACGTATCCTTGTTACTTTCGAAAGAAGCTAAACCTCTTGATGTTTGGGACTACGCTCCGGACTTGTTCCAGGAAGAGAGAGACCAAGTCGAGAAAGCAAGGCAAGAACAAGAAATGAGGATGCATAAGGAACGTATGCGCGCATTCGCTGAGAGTCACAATCGAAAAATGAAAATGAAAGGAGAATAGATGGGGGTTACTCTTGATGAGCTCAAGGTAATGATTGATGCTGAAATCGCGCCTTTCAAGAACAAGATGAAAGAAGTCGAGAACAGAGTCAAGGATGCATCTGGTAAGGTCCAAGAATCAACCAACAAGATTAAGGCACAGTCCGGTTCTATGTTGGGTACATTTGCTAAATTGGCTAAATTTGCCGGGTTGGCATATCTTGGTAAGAAGATGCTCGATGTCGGTATGTATTCGACTCAAATGGCTCTTGAAGTCACAGCAGCAGTCAACCAAATCAAACGCCAAATGGGCGAGAGCTCACAAACATTCTTAAAATGGGTTAACGACAACGCGAATGCTATGAATATGGGTGTTGGTGAAGCGACAAAATATGGGGCGGTATATTCAAACTTATTTTCTGGCTTTATCAAAGACTCAAACAAGCTCAGCGCCTATACTGCTAAGATGCTTCAGACATCAGCAGTAGTCGCAGAGGGTTCAGGTCGTAGTATTACCGATGTTATGGAGCGGATTCGTTCAGGTCTACTTGGAAACACAGAAGCAATTGAAGATTTAGGGATCAACGTCAATGTGGCGATGATTCAATCTACTGAAGCGTTCAAACGTTTTGCAAATGGCCAAAGCTGGGACCAGCTCGATTACCAAACTCAACAACAAATTCGTCTGATGGCTATCCTGGAACAAGCAACTGCTAAATACGGCACAACCTTGTCTCAGTCAGTCAACGGACGAATCAGCTTGTTTAAATCATTACTTAAAGATGCTGCACTTAACGTAGGGAACGCATTCCTACCAATCGTAAACGCAGTCATGCCAGTCTTGAACTCGTTCGCTATGGTGTTGAAGAATGTAACTGCTAAGCTGGCAGAGTTTATCGCTCTTATGTTTAACAAGAAAGCTACCGTAAAAGACGGTGGTGTAGCTGGTGCAGTTAATGACATGAACGGTTCATTGCAAGATGCAGCAGGCGGTGCAGGCGACCTAGCAGATGCCATGGGGGACGCAGATGATGCTTCAGGTGGTATGGCCGATAACTTGGACGACACAGCCAAGTCAGCTAAAAAAGCCGTTAAGGAATTACTCGGTTTAATGGGATTTGATGAAATCAACCTATTAGGTAAGAAAGACGATTCTAGTGATGATGACGGTGCTGGAAAAGGAAAAGGCGGAGGCGGCGGAGGTAAAGGTAAGAAAGGAAAGGGAGGCGGTGGCGCACCTTTCAAGGATATCTTGCCAGAAGTTGCTCTTACCGATATGGATAACCAATTCAAGAGCATTTTCGATGGCTTAGGAAACAAGCTGAAAGGGCTATCTGACCTCTTTAGCAAAGGTTTCACTGCTGCATTCAGAGCTGAGGGGCTAGAACGTATCAAGATTGGTCTTGGTCAAATCAAGACGACGCTTGAAGAAATCGCTACTGATCCACGGGTCGTTAATGCCTTCAATGGCATGAACAAGAAAATCGCTTATGCACTAGGGCAGATTACAGGTTCTCTGGCAACTGTTGGAGTCGGTATCGGTGTTTTCCTTGCTGAAAGCATCGCAAACGGTCTAGGGCGTCAAAAAGAGCGTATTATTCGTTCTCTAGTGGCAGAGTTTGAGAACACGGGCAATATGTTTGCTTCGGCCGGAAATATCGCTCAGGCATTCGCAGATGGGTTCTATGATGTCATCACATCTACTGGCGCCATTCGCATTGGAAGTTCGGTTGTGTCGTCTATTTTAGCGATTCGTTCAAGTATTGTAGAGATTAGCTACAAGTTTGGTGGCGACCTTATGAAAGGTATCGAGCGAATTGTTACGGATAACATGCCTGGCATTGCTGAAATTTTTTCAAACACTCTATCTGACATCGCTCCAATCTTTGAAAGTGCTGAACAAGCAATCAATGACATGTCTGATTCAATCAGTCGTGTGTATGATAATTACTATCGCCCAACGATTGAATTAGTTTCTAAAAGCATATCAAATATTATCGGCTCTTTTGTGAGAGGTTGGAACGAACACATCCAACCTATTATCAAGAAAATTGGTCAAGGTTTCTCCGATACAATCGGTAAACATATTTCGCCAATGATCCAAAAGATTTTGGATATGGCATCTAGCTTCTATGAATTCTTTCAAGTCGTTGTTCAGTATGTATCGCCTATCATTAGCTTTATTGTTGAACAATTAACGAGAGTTCTAGCTCCAACTCTTGAATATATCGGAGAAGTCTTCCGTGTATTATTTAATATTGCTGCAGATATTTTGGGAGGTGTAGCAGACTTCCTCAAAGGTGTGTTTGATATTATCACAGGTATCCTTACCAGTGATATGAGCAAAATTTTCGATGGCTTCACCGAAACGGGCGATGCCATCATGAACATCTTGTCTACAATCTTAACTGGATTATTAGATTTAACAGTAGCGGTTTTGAAAGTTATCTGGGATACGATTGTAGCAATCTTCCAAGGAATTTGGGACGGCATCGTAGCTATTTTCTCTCCGGTTGCGGAATGGTTCGCTGGAGTGTTTCAAGCTGCGTGGGATGGAATTGTTGCCATTTTCACGGATTTAGCAACATGGTTTGGTGATCGTTGGACTGAAGTGACTACTGCACTTTCAAATGTCGGTACTTGGTTCACAGATATGTTCCAGAAAGCTTGGAATGGACTTACTGGTATATTTGCCAATATCGGCACCTGGTTCGGAGAAAGATGGAACGACGTCACGAATGCACTTGCTAACGTAGCTACTTGGTTTGGAAGTATTTTCTCAAGCGCTTATAATGCAGTGGTTAACGCATTTAGTAGCATTGGAGGCTTTTTCAGTGGCGTTTGGTCAACTGTCAAGAGCATTTTTGTAAATGCTGGCCAAGCAGTCGGTAGCGCAGTAGGCGGAGCTTTCAGAAGCGCAGTCAACGCTGTCTTAGGGACGATTGAGAATGTTGTCAATGGCTTCGTTGGTATGATCAATGGCGTTATTGGCATGATTAACAAAATCCCTGGAGTATCTCTAGGAAGCATTGGCTATGTTAGCCTTCCTCGTTTGGCTCGTGGTGGTATCGTTGATAGCCCTACTGTAGCCATGATTGGTGAGGCTGGTAAAGAGGTTGTTATGCCTCTTGAAAACACAGGCTTCTTACAAACTATGGGACGTGTTGTAGGCGGTGCCGTAGTCAACGCTCTAGGTGGTGGCTTGACACAGTCAAGTGGCTTCAGTGGTAGTGGTGACATCGTTATTCAAATCGGTGGGCACGAATTTGGGCGTGTGGCCATCCAAGAAATCAATCGAGAACAAGAACGTGCAGGACAAGTCTTGCTTAACATTTAAAGGGAGGTAAAATGGCACACTTAATCATTAACGGGGTGGCTGTTAAGCCTCCCAAATCTTTTCAAGTCGGTATCCAGGACATCGACGGAGAAACTGGCCGAAATGCTAACGGAGACATGGTGCGTG